ACATTATGAAAGGGCGTTGAGCAGGCTTATGCAGTTTATGGCGGACTAAATCCAAAGTCCTTGTGCCTATCCCAATAGCTGTGCTAACAACTAGCTATATTACAATAACAATCTATTTTTTCCATAATATATATTATACGACAATTAACGTAACTTACGTTTCAACTTCTGAAGGTTAGCTAGCGTCACTTGCTCTTTTACCCTTAACCTATCAGGGGTATTATCGTCAAGACAGTTTTTTGCACGCTCCTCACGTTCGAACTTAATAGCCTCCATTTCGCGCGAAGCAGTAAGAACCTCAAACGACACAGGCTCACCATTAGAAAGCACAACCCAAGAAGGAAATTCAAAAGAAGTCATACGTTCATATAATTTATCATAATAACGCGGAACGGACGTAGGCTGACCACTAACAATCACATGATCGTGAGGAAAAACATCCTTGTGATATTTTTCAAACCAAGTAGCCCCTATTCCGGGCTTTAAAGACATTTTATTAAATTCAGGAACGCGCCAATAAACCTCACCAGTAACAGGGTCAACCGTCTCATAATGAAGATCGGCAGCATCACCTGTAATCTTTTTCATACAATAGCGCGCGACATAGGCAGCCGATTGGAAATCCAAATTACCGACAGAAGAAAATCCATAAGGCCAAAGCTCCTCTAGTATCCTAGAACGATAAATAACAGCTCCCGAAGGACTACGCATAAAGAAATCACGGTCGGGGAAATCTAAACCAAACAAGCAAGCATGAAAATGCGGCCGACCAAAATCAGGAATAAAAACAGGACAAATACACATCAAGCGATTATGACGACATTCACGACATTGCTCACCATATTCACCAGCCATATAAAAACGAATATTCTTACCAGAAAAACGCTTACGGAGGCGCTTCATAAATAACTGAAAATCAGGATAGTAAAGCGAAATATTAGCGGGAGGAACACCGTCAGGCCGTTCAGGTAAACGCTTATTATCATAGGTCAAAGTAATAAAACAATTATCACGATGCATCTGAGATTCATGCATACACCTGACAGCCCACTTGCGCGATCTGTCAAGGCGACAACCAACACATCGAGTACAAGGAATTTTAAACTGAGGAGAAACCGAAGTACAATAACGGGGATTATACGAAAGAAGAACCTTACCAGATTCAGTACGCCAAGCGTCTAAAGGATAAAAACACGCCATAAGAACCTCAAAAAATGGGGAGCCGAAGCCCCCCAAGGTTGCTAAAGACGAATACCGCCTCTCATATGGATAGCAGGCATATTAATTAACTTAGTGTACATAGCACGATGCGAAAACACATATGCATGTTTACCATGACTCATAAAAGAACGACTTAAAGGTTTCATATTAAAATCTCCAATTATAAAAGTAGTTGTTGGTGTCACCTAGCACCATTACATCAAGTAGAGTAATGGTGCAGAGGGGGCTTACGCCCCCTCTCCTCCCCCACTGGCAGGAGCCGGAGCCGGAGTAACAGCGGGAGAAACAGAGGGTTTAGCATCAAGCAAACCCAATTCGATAGCCTCCTGAGTATTAGCCGGATTATTGAGATAATCCATAAACTTAGACGGATCATTATCCATCTTCGCTCTAATTTGAGCAGGAAGTTGATTAAATAACTGTTGTGTTTTTGTCACAACATTAAGAGCGGTATGATAGTCAACCGGAACATCGGTAAAATCACCGTAGCGAGGCTTAGCAGTAAGATTAATATCCTGACCACGGGCAACGCGCTCAAGAATAACATTAGGGTCACAGGAAGCAGTGAATTCTTGTTTAGTAAGAGAAGGCTCCTCATTAACAGAAGCAGTCATATCAGACACAAAGGCATCCAAGCCATCACCAGCATAACGAATAGCAGGAAAAGCCGTTACGCCATGCTTTTCAATCATGGCGTCCGTATAAGTAACAGACTTACCAAACAAAACAGCAAGCTCAATAGCATTAACAGTAGATTCAGATTTAGATTTAGCCATAAAAACCTCAAAAACGATTAGAATTACGAATACGAGAATCAATAGATTGTTGAGCAGTAGGACCTCGAGGAGACCAATTACGAATAGAACCAATAAGATTTTTAATGGTCCCAGATTGAGAAATAGTTTCAGCAGCAGCCTTAGAAGCCAACGCATTATTTAAAGTAGCTTCAGTTTTAGACTTAACAACATTTTGAAGATTCAATACAGCTTGTGTATCAGCAGCTTTAGCCTGAGAATCAGCAGCTTTAGCCTGAGATTTAAGATTATCGGCTGCAGCAGCAAGATTTTCAATATTAGCTTTAGCAAGACGAGTAGAATTACCAGAATTAACAGCAGAAGTAACAGGATTCATCATAGTAGCCTGAGCTCCATTAGGAGTAGAGGCACCGCCATTCATGTAAGCAAGCATAGGATTAAGACCAGCAGCCTTAAGATCAGCAACAGCGCGTTGATAAGCAGTAGAGGACATACGCTCCTGAAAAGCCATTTGATCGCGAGCCATACGCGCATTAGCGTTATTTGTCATAACGCCACCAAGGAAATCAGCACCAGAAGTAAGCAAAGAAGATAAATCAAAACCACCGCCGCCGCCAGCAGCGCCGGCAGTCAAAGCAGCAGCAGTAGAACCAAGATTACCGTTACCGCCAGTAATAAAACTAGCAACGGGACCAAGTAACTTAGAGAAGAAAGACATATAAAACTCCGTCACGCTACTGCGTAAGAGGGCGGCCTACTGACCGCCCTTCCATACAGGGTTAAAGATGAGAAGATATACCCGGAACACTGTAAACAGGCATACAACGAGCCATCTGGATCTCAAATAAGCAGTCAGCAATAATCTGTTGACCATTAGCAGAAGCACCTACAGCAAGCACACGAGAAAGCGGAGGTGTATCCTGAATAAATGTATCATTCAAAGCAGGAAGCGAAGCAAACTTTTGCGCTAAATGCCAACCATCAATGGCACCAGCTGAAGTAGAACGGAATAAGCCGGAAATACGATTAGGGAAGAACCGATACTCAGCCCAAGCTTCTTGATAACCGAATGTGAGAATATCATTTGCACTACCATCACAATAAATTTCGTCATTTCGAACAGCCTTTTCACCAAGATGAGCGAACGCAGGAAAATAATGGTCATAGCGTGTAGAACGAGTCCACATGCGATGTAAACCCTGTTGATAAGTAAGATCAGCACGAATATTAACAAGACCGATAATAAAACCATGCTCAGTGAAGGATTGAGTAAAACCATTACCCTTAGTGTCTACAGAAGTACCATAAGCAGCAAGAGTACCAAGAGGTGTAGTAGTACCAGAAGCAGAAGTACCCGAAGTCTGAGCAATAGGACTTACGTTGATAGGAACAGAACCGCCTCCAAGATATTCAGGACGTTGCAAGCGAGCGTCGGGAGAACGAACACCGAAATGCGCAAATACCATCTCAATATAACGAGTACCACCACGAGCGTCCAACTCGAGGAGCTCTTGAATCATAATAGACTGACGCAACTGGTTAATCAAAACACCAGAAGAAGCCGAAAGATCGGCAAGCAAAGTACCGTTAGGATTATAACGGAAAAGCGTACCGCCTACACCGGCAGTGGTTGAAGTCTGACCAGTAGTATTGATCGGAGGCGCAGTAATAGCAGTCTGAGCAGTATAAGGCGAAGCAGCAAGTTGAACACCCCAAGCATTAGAGCTTGAATTGTTCATAATAATAGGAGCAGTACCAGCTAAAGGAATCGAAACACCAGTACCACCTTTTTGCGGCCAAGGCAGACAAGAAGTAAAATAGTCATACCGCTTGCCGCGGCGTTTTAAAACATAATTTACAGAAGGAGTAGCATCAGGACCATCACCAAGATCAACGGTAATAGAGTTTTGCAAGTTCTGATCACGGAACCATTCATTCCAAATGAAATTATACGCCCTAAGAGGTAAAGCACTATGTGACTTAGTATTAGCCCCAAGCATAGAAGCAGTAGGGAGCCCAAAATAATCTTGCAAAGAACCAACAGCATATCCACCTGCAGGAGAAACTTGTTGCGGAATAACATAAGAAATAGAATCAGCAGGGTTTAACTGCTCACCCATAAACTTCTTAAAGTTAGTCCAAATAAGACGATTAGGAACAAAGAAATAAAAAGTGTCAAGATATAAATTATCCATGATAGGATAAATCGGAGTAGCCATACGAGCAAAAATCGTATGCTTAAAATTAAATGTATCGCCCGGCAATACCTCTGAAATAAAATGCGGAACCAAATAACCAGCATCAAACGTCAAAAGATGACGTTGTTCAGCACGCATAGAAGAACGCTGAATATTAGCGTCCGGAATCATTGCAAAATGATCAGTAGAGGCAGACTTATTACGAAACATAAAAAACTCCTAAGATTTAGGTTGATATTCAACGTGAAGATGATCGGCCTCAAGCACTACGTCAAAATCAGAGCCTAAAGCACGGCGAATAGAAGAAACTAATGAAAGGATGTCGGCGGAACCAACGCAACGAGTCCGCAAGTCAACAGCGCAACCAACCCTATGCAAAGAATTAGGCGAATGAACTCCGTCAGAAAGCGAAGTAATTGTAAGATCATATCCGTAATCCTTATAAATGGACGAAATAACAAGCAGCCCCAGAACTAACTGAGGCTGCAATTTTTCCATCTTAACTCCGACCTTAAGAGAAATAGTCATAACTAAACCTTGTCTTTTTTCTGTTTAGAGATAAACAAAAGACCTACAGTGTTAAGAATAGTCATAATTGAATCCCAATTAGCAGCGAGCCAAGACATGAGAAACCTACCCTTTCAATGCCGCAGCATTAGTAACGAGTTTAGGAAGATCAAGTGGCGTAACAACTCCCGTAACATCGTCAAATTCACCAATTTGGTAGAGATCGAACTGCTCAGGATGGCGCGTAAGATCATTATCACCGCGAGAACCATTGGCTTCATCACCAAAAGCACGAACAGCAAGACCAACATGCGGCGCAACAAACGGATAACCGAAAGCACCAGATGCAGTATCACGAACAGAAAACATGGGTTTAATCGACATAAAAGGCTCCTAAGTTGTTGAACATACTATATATTATACGATAATAAGAGGCCTAATGATTCGTATCCAAGACTTGGTATCCGCCACCTGCACTAAGGTTGAAGAGGTCAACACAGCCACCCAGGCACAGTCTATTTTTCAGATCAACGATCCCCGTGAAGCCAAGCT